TACATTATCCGCACCGCCGTCTATTATACTTGGTATTTTAACACCGTCCAAGAAAACACCGTCAACAGATGAAGTTAGCCTAACATTTCCATTTGCTACATTTCCAACATAAAATGATGCGCAGTAATCAAGATCAATAGCATCCGTTCCTGGAGAATTTACGCTATTTACTGTTATCTCAGAACTCTTAGAACCAACTGCTCCAGATGTGTCCCTTACTCTAACCCCATCAGATGTAATTGTGGTTGATCTATTTGATACTGTCCCAATGTTAACAACTGACGCAGGGGCAGTGCCGCCTGGATCGTTCTCTATCAACACCACTGAATTTGTACAGTCTGAGTATCCTGCAACCACGGCGTGCTGGCTAACCTTTCCTATATTTATACTTCTGCATCCGCCCTGAATATATACAATAGTGTCTGTGGTGCCTATAGAGTCGCCTTCACTATCAATATAATCTGCCTTTACATCGTATATCCTGCCAGATGCTGCGTTTAAGTCCAAGAGTCTGCCTTGGGCGCCATATAAGTGACCTATTCTAATATCGTTTGATGAGTGTACCTGAGCTGTTATTTTTATACCGCTTCCATATGAATCTACATATATATTTGGTATTTCAACATGACCAGCGCCCTCAACCAAAAGACCAACATCAGCACGGCTTCCCGCGTTCAATCTTAGCATCCCTGTTATATCTATCACTTCTGTTTTGCTGCCGGTTGCATCTCCAAACTTCCACATGCATGGCAAAGTTCCTGCTGCTGGTTCAGCAGAAAACCCAGCGTGCAAATCAATGTTCACAAAGTTCTCAGGGTCGCCAAACTCCATTGGCGCTGTCAGCTTCCACAAGAGTCCATCTGTAGCTCCTTTATCAATAGCAGCAGAATCACCGTCTACTGGCCTAGGAACTACAAACCTCCACGCCTTTCCGGTTACAAGCCCTCTACGGAGAAAGTCCCATTTAGCGTTTGCTGTAGCCCCGTCAAAATTCCCCAAACTGTATGTTGAATTTTTTAGGACAACTGTTCCATCACCTAAAAACACAACTGCCGAATCATCACCGACTACGCCTCCACATGTAAATACCACGCCAGAATCGACCCTAATTTGGCCTCCCATAGCGTGTATCTTTGCATCTATGGTTGTTGTTGTGTTTACTGCGAATATACCACCAGATAATACAATTACATCGCCAGCCGCATCCGCTGAAGAAAACGCGGAAGACGAGTCTGTACTGTCATCAGCTATAGCTCCGAACCACCTTGCATCTAAAGTAATAATTCCGGCATCTATGGAAACAAATACATCATCAAAGTTTGTCGTGCCTGTTGTAGTTGTTCCAGAGCCATCCACGCCAGTTAAAATAATCTCTGCCATGACCGCTGTAGCAGGCGCGTCTGACTCGACTCTGTACGTTTTGTAGCTTGACGGGTTTGCGACCCCCTCGCTATATACAGTATCCGTACTTACAACAGCTGATAGGCTATTGTAATACTTAACCTGCACCTTATTCAAAGTAGTCGCTGAGCTTGATTTGTAGGTGAAATTGACATACAGCTTGCTGCTTTTCAACACATCAAACTGCTGACTGGCTGCTGTTCCTCCGCCTGTCGCGTCTGTGCCAGTGAATTTTAAGCTATTAAGACCATGCGCAGAATCTGTGCTATCTATGGCAATGTCACCATTTTCACCGATGTTAAGTGTCCAGTTATCTGGTAGGCCGGCCGTTACATTCTGGTCTTCAAATGAACCGTTTACAACTAGCACACCACTACCACTGGTTGATGCGCTCCCTGCGTTATTAGATGGGACGTAGTATATCTGCGAGCCTAGACTGTCGAGAACCTTTACAGAATAACCCCCATCAACCGTAACTGCTACCGGCGAACCTGAATACATGATTCTACCACCAGCGCCAATAGTCAGTGGCTGTGCAGATGGCGCAATAGCAACGCTTGATCCATCCTCCTGTACCAGCGTTACACTGACACGATTAGCCTCAATGGCGGGGTCAAGGTCAACCTGGCCAATATAAACCAGACCAGATGCCAGCGGCCTGCCGGTTTCAGGGTCGTTAAAGTATTCGATGCCTAGATTTAGTTTATTTGCCATCTCTATTCCTGTTCAACAGCATCAGCCGTTTCAATTGATGTGCCAATAACAGCCGCTGGTTTATATGCTTTTATTGTAGGCCTTTTAAGAGCCTGATTCACTCTTTGCTTTATGCCTTTTGCGGTTCCTTTTTCCAGCAGTTTTACAATGCGCTCAGGCTCAATACCTTTGATTAGTAGTATGTCACCAGCATCCTCAAGTGCCTTAATGTATTCTGCACTTGATTTCTCCCTGCGCAAACCATCGCTGATCCGCTGCATTATTCTTGCAATGCCGGTTGGCGATGCTGAAGCTTCTGCCATATCCCTCAAGACTTCATAGCCCATGCCTTCATCAGATAGCTGTTGCGCGGTGGTTGAGTTTGCCTGTGCTGCGTTTCTGGTCTGTATGAAATCCGCTTCACGCTTCAATGTGTCTGAGAATCGGTTAAAATCTTCCTCACTATCAAATAATGCCCTGACTTTCTTTACATCACCATTTTTACCGAATATGCGCTTTACTGCGTCTGCGTTAGTTCTCAGATCATCTATCTTATCAAGAATAGCCTGCTTTGCACCAAGCTTAAACATGTGCTTCTCTGACTGGCCAAAACTCTTTGTTAATTGCTCAACATCACGTGGCTTGAGCTTTAAGAATAACTGTCCAGCGTCTGCCGCATTTTCAAGCGAAGCCTTACCAGCAAACAAATCACGTGCCTGCTTATATTCTGGTATTGCCCTGTCAGCCTCATCAACCATGACATTTTTCAGCCTAACCAAGTCGCGGGCCTTGTTGTTCTCGCCTTGACGTATAGCGCGGCCTATCTGGTCATCAATTTCCTGCTTTGTCGCGTCGATAACGTCAATATTTGTTATCTCATCACCTGCTGCGCGCTTGTCTCTCAGGCGCTGTTGTGCTTTGCGCTGCGCTCTACCTAGCGAGCTTTTATTATCAAGCATTGTGCGCAGACGTGGCGACATGGCTACGCTTTTTTGTCCGGCCTGCTTATAAAGTTCGTTTATTCTCGGCTTTAATGCCTGATTCAGTCGCATAATCTCATCATCCACGTTAAGCGATGCGGTGCCGGTTGCATCATCAAATGCGCTTAGTATCCTGTCGCCTTGGCCAGCTTGGCGGCTTCGTAGCGCGTCACTGGCAGCGCCTTGGATGCGAGGTATTTTGTTTGATGCCAATCTCAAAAGCCTTGCAAAGCTCGGCGCAACGTCTGCTGGCATAGCCTCCGGCCCTAGTTCTTGTAATCGTTTAACAACATCATCTGGTGATAGGCCTTCTCTTACCATCTGTTCAGCAAGTAAAGTTGATGCGCCTTCGTCTGACATACCTTTAAGTGGTTCTGTCAAACGTGTAATTGCGTTCCTTCCTGCTTTAAACGTATTTTTTATGAGGTTCGGTGCGCCAAATACAGCCATAGGAGCGGCTATAGCGCCTGCAATAGCTCCAGGTTGGCCGCCATATTCCTCACCTATCTCAGTGCCAGCGCCTGATGCTGTTGCGCCTATAATGTCCTGTCTCGCAGTTGATCCGCCTAATTGTGGCACAGCTCTTTCCAGCGTCTGTCCAAATCTACCAAGCCTTGTTGCTGCTTCAGGCCTTGCAAGCTGTGCAGCCTTAATACCGGCCTCTGTTGTTGCGCCAGTCGCCTTTAGTAATGGCTCTGCTGCCCTTGCCGCTGTTCTGAATGCAGCGCCGCCTACAGCGCCTGGGGCCACTAATTCACCGGAAGTCTGCACAATATCACGCGCAAGCCCCGGTTCCATGTAATCGCCAACGGTTGCAGATTGGCCTAGATCGGTTTCGGCTAATGTACTGATTCTTTCTTCTTCCGGTACGCCAGCTAATTGCTGTGCAGCTCTTGCTGGTTTTGTGGTGAAGAAGTCGGCCAAGTTTACAGCGCCACGGTTAATAGCCGCGCCGAACTCAGCCAAAGCAGTACCGCCTGGTGCGTCCAGTATCTCCTGATTCAGTCGGTCAACAAATGATGGCTCAGGTGCTTGTCTTGCTTCCATTGCAGCAGGGCTTGCGGGTGCTTCACCCGTTGCTGGTGGTACGTCTGATACAGGCTGCGGCTGCATATCAATAGCGCCACTGGCGACCATCTGCTGTATCTGTGCATTAGCCTGCTCTGGCGTGGTGCCTTCTGGCACTTCAAACCTTGCTATCCGTCCGTCTGGCATCTGAAAGCGAGCTACTGGCATTATTCAAATCCTATAAATTTAGGCTGCTGCGTTGTTTGGTCTTGGGTGGTTGTTTCTGTGTCCATTTCATCTTCTGGCGTTAGGCTAAATTCCAGTGCGCGGCGTATTTCGTCTGCCGTAGCCGTGTCATCAAGCCGCTCGGCCGCCCTTATGCCGCGTTCAGCTGCGCGCTTAACGATCCTCTCAGCCTGCTTAAGCAGCCGCTTGTTGGCAGCTGTTGATTTACCGAATCCCGCCTCAATTCTTTCCAGTCGCGCGCCTTCATTCTCGGTAAATGCCGCGCCAAATGTCTCACGAAGTTGAGATAGTACAGCCTTGCCAAGACGGTTAGATAATTCGCCCTCGTCCGCGCTTTCGATGCCAAATAGCTTTTTAGCTCTTAGCGAGACATTCTCAAATCCGCCAGTTTCTACTTGGTCAAGCAAATCAATGCCGCGCTTAATGTTTGCATACGAATCCGCAGCAATAAGCCCTTCGTCAACCTGTTTATCAAATCTTGTAACCTCTGTTTTGCCTCGTGTTGTAGCTGCTGATTCTTGCTGTTTTTGGGTAACCTGCTGAGCAGCAGTAAGCCCTAAGCTACTGGTAAGCTGCAACTGGCCAACTGGAGACGCAGGACTTCCAGGCATTGGCGAAAACACCGGCTTAACTTCGCCTGTCTTTGGGTCTTTCTGTGTTGTACCGAAATACAGGTTATCTTCTTCGTCTTTGAATATCTCCTGACCGCCGAATTGCTTATTTACGTTTTTATCACCACCAAACATCGCATAGCCCATCCTGATCTTCTGCAATGCAGTCTCAGGGTCTTGCTGAAACATTTGAAGGTCGCTGGTCATCATGTCAGGACGTCCACCAGCGGCGCGAACCTGCTCAATTCCGGATGCCAAATATTCAGTAGCGCGTGACGGGTCGGATAACACTCGTTGATATGTATCAAGTGCCGCAGCGCCGGATGCTTCATTGGTAATGCCAAACTGCTCTCTTGCCGCATTAGCCAAGTCTGGATATTTAGCCACTAACGCTGTCATTTGTGTGGGGTCGCCACTCTGAGCGGCTTCCATAAAGGCTTTTTGCTTTGCATTGGCCTGTGTGGTTTCTCTGGCCTGCTTTGCAACCGCGCCAATACCCTGCAATACAGGGGTTAGATCAGACTGAGCTGGTTGAACGTAGAAAGGATTAACCATTATGCTACCGCCTCTTCTTTAAACAGTTTGCCATAGTCTACCGCAAGCATGCCATCAACTACTATAACGGCATCAGGGTCAGTTTCGTATACAAAGTGAGCCATAACGCCTTCTGAGCGTCCTGATAGACCTATTTCTTCTGCCTTCTCGTTCCAGTCCCAACTGAACCAGTGATGGCCTTGCTTTACGCCCTCGTGCTTAATGTTTTTCTTTAGGCGAATATCAGACATTGCATACGCCTTCATTCCAGCACCATACAAACCTGATAATGACGCCATGTTTGCCTGTGTCTGCTGTTGCTGAGCCTGAGCGCCCGCTATCATGCCTTGCGCTGTTGTTGCTGATGGAGCCGATATTGCTTGAGCGACCTGTCCAGGGTTTGTCTGAACATTGGCTAAACCTGAAATGCCCTGTAACTGCTGGCCATAGGCTGTGGTTAAGGCCTCGTTAGCCAGTCTTGTGCTGTAATCGTATAGATTCGCACTGGTATTACCAGACCTAAGACTGCCTGTAGCTGATGCGTTCCGCAGTATGACTTCTTCGCCTCTTGCCTGATTGCCCATCATCTGCTGATAGATAGGGGACTGCATGGCCTGATCTATGAATTGCTGCTGTGAGCCTTGACCGCCTGGAAGACCAAATATGCCAGCAAGCTGAGTCAGTGCCTCGCCTCTGTACTGTTGTGGGAGGCGCTCAACTTCTTTTATATAATCTAATGCTTCTCGCTGACCTTGTGCTGCTATCTCTGCGGCTTGAGTTGATGCTTGTGCAGCGCGGTCACCAGCGTCTGAATCTGTCAGGCCGATTGCGTCTGTTACGCTACTTACTATCTTGCCCATTATCTTGCCCTCGCGTAAATAACGACACCATCAGCCTTGCCGATTTTTGAGAAACCACACGCTTTGCCAATCTTTTCTACCATTCTGTTTTTCTCATCAGCCATGCCTAGCACCATTCTACACCATTCATACGTTCTGAACAGCCATAAACAAAAGTCATTTAATGCCTGTTTTATGTACTTTACACCCTTTTTATCACATCCAAAATGGATATTTGCCGCTTTTCCACGTTGAGTGTAAGAAAACACGATATGACCATTATAGCACTGCATTAATCTGTAGTTTTCATCGCTATAACAGCCTAAATCATCGCCTTGTAGTGGTGTGAATATCAATTGTCCAAACTCACAACATCGTGCATGGATAATAGAGGAGATGCGCCTGATACACCGTATATCGCCACATCACCATCAGTCTGTATTTCAAGCTGGAAACTATTCTCTGTACTGCCTTGAACAAACATTGCAGCCCTGCGGATTGTCTTTGTTGGCCAGTAAAACTTATTCGGCAACGTAAAAACAACAGTGCCATCGGCTGTTGTTCCGCCTGATATATATCCCTTGATGTATAAACTTTTGAAGGAATCAACCCGAAAGGCCAGCGTCTCGTCGTTTGCGCCGCCAACATTAGACCATCCGTTTTTAAAAGCAGGCCGTCCAGTTGCGCCAATCTCACGCCATGGCTCGATATATCGCACATCCGCTAAATCACTTGCATTTTGCACATAATCATCAACCAACTCATCCGGCCATTTTCCAAGGTCTTTTACTTCTGATGCGCTTAGGGCATGCTTATCCATATCGCACCTTTGCTGCACCAAACGCCATGCGTGTCTTGCTAGCGCCTCTCAGCTTAATTCCTGCCCAGTCTGCCACATAACCTAGCCTGCGCACTTCAAATCGCTTACCGTACTCTGAGGGGCCACCATAAGCTTGTGTCCACTCACTACCGTGGGTAATGCCGTTATAGGTCAGCGATACAAACACGCTTCCATCGTCCGTACTGGTAAATCCAGGTATTGTCTCAATTTCCAGCTCATCAATGGATTTTCCATCAAACATCATAAACGGTGTGTGTAGCTCCCATTCTGCAACCTGGTTGTAGTGGGTCGCAGAAGAATAGTCGATATAGCCTATATTCGCAGTAGATTTATCGCCATACACCCACTGTCCGCGCCGTGGCTCGAATATACCGTGCTTTGCTCGCCACTCGTCCGTTCCGTCAACATCAGACTTAATCAGTGACCACGCATACTCAGGCCCGACCGCATCACCCAGCGTCACGTTATACATGAGTGTTTTATTTGGCAAATGAAAAATGGCGAATTGATATCCTTTATCTATCCGTGTTTCCACTACGCTGGTGGATAGTTGCGCATCGGTGTAATCAGACAACAGGCTGTCAACTTCGCGGGATGCGATCTTGGCCGTTGAGCCAATACCCACCGAATAGATAGTAATGTTCTCATCCTTGCCGCCTCCGATAATGTACCAACGGCCTTTCATCTTGGCTTTGCAGTGAGTTCCAACAATTCCTACGGATAACGCGCGCGAAGTTAAACGGGTGAATGCAAAGTTCTCATTTGCCCTGTTTTCAAAGTACTCAATAGAATAACGATTGAAGGCCATTGCCTTATTGTCATCAGTCTTTCCAACGCCATAGGTTGGATCAGGGGAAAACTCGGATGTAGCGAATTTCAGCGGGTCAATAGCTGTTTCATCAGCTATATCGGTATGATAAACATTCTCACCATCAGTCAGAAAATAGTAACCGTCAACCCACACACCGTCTAACGGGTCGCCTAAGTCTGGGTCTGTGACCTCTGCAAAGCCACCAGACGGGCTATAAAGCCACATCCGGCCATCTGCTATCACTGCCTGTGTATTGAATGAATACGGCATGCTGACGGTATCAAGACCACTTATTGATCCAAGTGTCGTTGTGTTGCCCGTAGAATCAACGCTGATTAAGCTTCCACCTGATACGCGGTAGTGGTTCTCATGACGTTCATTCCATATTCCACCACGATCAATATCAACGCCAGTCCCGTATTTAACAAGACCTGGAATCATTGCCATATATCCCTGCGCACCAAACATGGGACGCAAGATACCTGACATATTAACCGGCAAGTAATCCCTATAATCTGTGTCTGAGCCTACTTTATCGCCTTTGATAAATGTAATAACAGACTCCATCAGACCACCTCAAAGTGGATTATCTTACTGTTAATGCGTCCTGCGCTGGTGGTGATCTTAATTGTGATTTTAGTTGTCCCGCGTGATGTTGCGGTAATACGGTAGCTTATCGCTGTGCCTGAATTTGTATCATTGGACACGGTAACGCCGGTATCTGGCGTGATTGTGTAGGATGAGATTGTTTCTGCATCAAGATAGCTATCAAACGATTCTGAGTAGTCCTGAACGTCATCAAGGTAGATTTGATTTGTCTCGCAGCCTGCTGGTGTTCTGTTTTGCTCTGGGTAGAAACGGTTATATCCGTTGAACTTGTAGCTATTACCAGAACCGCGCGGCATACGGCTGGGCTGGACAGTTTGGCGGGCCTTGTCTGCGGCATACATGGAGTGTGCGCTGGATAGTGATCCGCTGGCCAATGCGACAAGTGCTTGCGGTACTTCTTTGTTAAAGTCTGGAATTAATCTAACTGCAAGATTTGTAGCCAGCATCTGCTGGTATTTTCTATCAACGCCGGACTGACTTCCGATATTCGGTGTATCCTCAAAATTATAACCAATACACAGATTACGCCCTTCCATTTCCGACATCATGTTCTCTAACCGGCTCAATGCGGTTGCTTGATCTTCGGGGCGCGGCGTTACAGTCAGCCCTGATATTCTCAGCTGGCTGTAGGCATCCTGTATAATTTCACTCTTTAGGGCCATCTAATTCTTTCTCTAAGGTAGAGATTCGCTTGCTGCCCCATCCGTCAATATCAGCTTCTTTAGCTGCTTGGCGTACTGGGTGATTAGGGTCGCTCTTTGCGATTTCTGGTTGTTCGGCCGGTTCTTCTTTGGTCTCTTTTAGCCATTCGCCCGGTGTTCGATACCAGCCTTCATTAATTCGGTCTGTAAGCTCATATGCATTAAAGTTGCCTAGCTCACATTCAACGCCTCGGACGTTGTGGGTGTTTCCAGGTCTATATAGCTGACTTGCCATATTCATCCCTCGATAAAGATGCGCCCCACGAAGGGGCGCTGTTTATTAGTAGGAGATCATCACACCGTTTGCTGATGGGTCTTTGTTGGTAACGCCGTACCACGTGAAGATTCGGCAAGTAAACTGCATGGTCTTGATGTTTCCATCATACGCCATGTACATCTTCTGGCCGTTGCTCATTGTGGTAGAGATTACCTTCATGCCGCCAAAGTCGCTCATCATACTCATCGGTACATCACCGCCCAGTACTTCAATGGATGATTTTGACCAGAACAGATTTGCCTTGGCAGAGGCATCAGTGTTCACACGCGTCATTGTAGCGCCTGAGTCGATCTGTGTGTTGATGTTTGCGTATGCCTTCTCAAGAACAGAAAGCGCAGCATCATCAAGCGCAATCGGCTTAGGATACAGTGTAACGTGTGTCGAATCGGCAATCGCAACGATCTTGAATGTCATGGCCTGACCAGATGGAGTCTTGTCAGTTAATGCCAGTGATTCAACAGTCGCAGCACCTGAGGTGGCAAACGTCACATAATCACCCACAGAGAATGACGCAGATGAGGTTACCGCGATAGAGCTTGATTCGCGGTAGTCACTGTTTGTCACTACACCAGTGGTGCTATTTACCGTGCCCGCTGTTGGCGCATCACTTACCGCCGCAGTGGTAGTGGTTGAAGCTGCACCGCCTGTCAGGTTGCCAAGATACGCGCCGGTCAGAATTTCTTCAAAGCCTGCCACGTTCTGACCTACCAGACCAGTGCCCCATGTACGTTCAGGGCGACCCTGGATCGTTTCACGTGAAGCCAGGTCTTTAGCGTACTTCAGATTATCGCGGTCATTCAGTAAGAAATAGCGCGGGTCTTCCATCAGTTTCTGGCGTTCATTCAGAATGGCCTGAGCCTCTGCAATCGCGTCATAGCCTGATGTGGCGTTGGTGCGGTAGTAGATAGAACCAGTATTCAGAATAGCGTCAGCAATCGCCTTGTTAAGCGCTGATGCTTGCTTCATACCAGATTCTTTACCACGGCGCTCCCAGAAACCAGGATCACGCATATCATCGGCACGAAGCTCAATGATGTCGTTTTCTGGTGTACCCAGTACAGCGGGGTAGGTTTCTTCGATTACGCCAGTTTCAGAGCCGGTCATATCCCAACCTGAGATAGTCGGCGCGTGTTGTTGAGCAGGTCGCCAGATAAAATTACCAGCGTTTTGCATATCGCCCGCATCGGGCTCAAAATACTCAACACGATTCAGCAGGGATTCCTGATGCTCGTGCGTTTCTACTGCTTTCTCAAACAGCACTTCGGCAGCTTTGCCAGTGGTTAGTGTAGCCATTATGGGCCTCCGTGATTACCAATCTTTAGTATCTGCTCCGGCCGCCTTTGCCTTTCGTTTTGCATCAAATGCAGACTGCATGTTGCCCTTCTTGTGTGCTTCATCGTACTGGCGTTTTAATGCCTTGATGCCGCTGGACGAATTGCTGTCTCCATTCAAAGCAGGCGCGGGGGCCGGTGCTCTGGTCTTTCTTTTCGTCGGGGCGGTAAGCTCCGCGTTTAACATGCCTAAATACGTGGCTGCGCTAATTCCCGTAGGGTCATCAGTCAGCCGTGATTTAAGCTCTGCAAGCCGCTTGCTGTTCACGCCAAGGTTATAAATCACCTTCTCGGAACCTTCACCAAGATTCGCAATCAGTGCATCAGTGATCGAATCACCAGCCTCAGGGTAAAGACTATCAATCGTTTGCCTTACCTTGAGATCAGCGCCTTGATACAGTTCTGCACTAATACCGCTCTTCTCGGCGAGCTTAACCGCCCTTTCGTAATGCTGATCAACCGCCGCTTCTACCTTCTTCGCATATTCGGATTGTTTCTGCTTGGCCTGTGCTGCCTGTGTCTTTGCGTCTTCCTCAGCCCGTAGAGTCTTGACCTTCCAATCAACCAGCGCTTCCTGATAGGCTGCATCTGGATCATCTTCCGAGTCAAAATCCTCAGGCTTCGGCTTGGCAAGCGCAGCTGGCTTTTGCGCAACGCTCCGCAGCTCTTCCAGTTCTTGCTTGAGTTTATCAACATCCTCTTGATGGCGTTTTTCTAACTTCGCTCTTAGCTTAGCCTTCGCCTTGCCAATATCTCCGTCAGTAAACTTCTTGCCATCCTGTGACTCATGGCTGTCACCTTGCTTCCACTCTTCATCTTCGTCAGGTTCTTCCTCGGCTTCCTCTTCGGTATTTTCCTCAGATTCTTCCTCGGTGTTGCCTTCTTCCTCAGTTTCGGTTTCCTCAGATAGCTCCTCGGTTTCCTCTTCTTCGGTTATTTCAGTTTGAGTTTCCGCAGCTTCTTCCGCTTTCGCGTTTTCCGCTTTTAACTCTTCAAGAGTCATAGCCATAATATTTACTCGCTTGGTAACGATAAGCCCAGTAGCCCACTGGTAGGGTTGCGTTTAACCTGTATCGCCTCAGTAAATTCAATCATAGACCTAACAATTATAGATTTCAACTATCCATTAGCCCTTGCTCTGAACTGTGAGGCCTTTGATGCAGCCTCCACACGTTCGTTGAATGCTTTGATGTTCGTGTAATTAATATCAGCCCCAGCCTTCTGCGCGTCGATCTGAGTACCCATGCGGTCTGTCTCGGCCTCAAACTGCGCTATCTGGTTCTTAACGGCCTCTGATTCGACCTTTGCGCTGTCTTTCAGCATTTCGCGCTGCTCTTGGCTTGTGCTACTTGAGCTTTGAGCATTTCAGCCTGCCCGATCAGTGCGTTAGGGTCTGGCTGCTGGTTTTGCTGGGCCTGTTGTAACAACATCATCTCTTCTTCTGTCTCAGGCTCTTTGTAGCCGCCTAAAATCAGTTGTTTGTTTGCGTACTCACGCACATCATCCATATTCACGCCATCTACCATAGACAATGACTTTAACAGCAGCATTTTCTGCAACTGAGGATCAGGGGTGCGCTGCATCATCGTATCCAGTCTGTCCATTGTCTCTTCCTTGCGGGTTGAGTAGTTAGGCCCAATGTCTGCAAATACATCAAATTGCATGTTGGTAATATCGTTTAATACCACCAGATCGCCGGTCTCTTTATCCTGCACTGCCTCCATTACCTGAACCTTCTTACGGCTACCGTCTGGCATGCTTAGAGTGACTTCGCGAGGCGCGTCATATACCTGACTAGCCATGGATGCGTATATCTCTGCATCACGGCGCTTAGCGTGTTTCATGTTTTGCTGATATACCAAGCTCTGCTGGTCTAGTCGGTTCTGCAATAAAGCAACGGCCTTTCCGGATAGGTCTGAATCTTCGTACTCTTGCGGCATTCCAGGGTTTGCCACGTCCTCTACAGCTATGCGACTTTGCGCAATAGACTCCATAAGGGCTTGAGGTAGGCGCTGCTCTGGCATTTCTGAAACAGGCCCAACCGCCAGATCTGCACCGTTTGAGTCCTTGCGGTTCATGTACAGGAATGGGTAGTTATTATCTGCCCCGTTTTCCTCATACATATGCTCAAACCCTGCTATCTGCTCAGGGTGAAATATAGGCTTAGGACGGGGGGATCGGCTGACAATATCAGCCAGATAGGATAGCTGGAAGTTGCGCAGACGCTGCGGGTCTTTGGCTAGACGGGTTACACCTTCGTAATGCTCTTCACCCTCAATGAATGCGCGCTCGCCATACACGGGAATGAGCGGGATATGCTCACCTGGAACAGTGTAGGTCTTTAATATCTCCGCACCAGATGCAATGTACTTGGTGACCTGATAGCGCTTAATCTCGCGGGTGCGCTCATCGTCAATGCTGTAGCCTGTTTCAATCAGCTCATCCATTACGTCTTCTAAATCTGACTCCCTCAGCACAAGCTCTTGCCCAAGCGGGTCAGTCATAAACAGGACTTTATCTTTTACCAGTTCGCGGTGGTAGAAGTTTGCCACATAATAAATCTTGTTCTTTCCGGTGATCCACGGAAACGAAAATGAATCCTCTGGCTGTGCAAACGAGGACATATGCGCACTATCAGGCTCTTCGCCGGTTAATTCCTCTACTAAGTCTTTGTAGCCATCCTCAGAATACGCAACCAGTACAGACCCGTAGTTCATATCGGATTTATCAAGGCGCTTCGAGTTTGGGTCATAAAAGCAGTTGTTGTTTGCTTCGTAGACAGGGCGGCGGCGTATTACCTGATTTTCATCGCCCACCTGGTTTGTCTGGTACTCAGTGTAAAGCTCCCATGCGCCTACACCGCACACAACCGCCTCACCGCTGGCATTGTCATAGGCTTCAAGGCTGGTGTTTACGCGATCATCAGCACGGTACAGCCCGTCTATCAGGTCTGCACCATCATCACGTGTCTCGGCTTTAGGCTCAAAGTTTACCTGAACTGGATTAGCGCGAAGATCAGATATAATCTGCCTTCCCGCCTTTCGTAATATATTAAATTCGCCTCGATATTGAAGCTGTGACTCGCCTAGTAGATTATCGTCCCACTGAGTGACCCAGTAGAATACCATGTCATCAGCGGCGCGCTCTCTGGTCGTTTGACCATGTTCATACATCTTGTCTTGCAGTTTCTTAAGCTGCTTAATGTCTAGCATTTGTACGTCCCATAGGCTTGAGTGGCCGTGGCATCACTGGTTTAACGCTCTTGTGGCTAATGTATCGCATGTTCATCATAACGCCATCCCCCAGATTTGGGGACATAAACTTGAACTTCGTGCGCATTTCTTGCTTCGTGTATAATTCTATCAGCCCATTGCCGTTTGGCTTAACTGGTATTCTGCATAATTCTGCCCTGACTTTAGGCAATATCATAATATCAGATGAAAAGCTAATCAATTTTTCAGGGTCTTGCCACTCATTATGCACAATAGCACGGTATGTTAAATAGATTCTATCACGTAATTCACAGTAATATTGCGCTCTTTTGTTCCTTACAGCGTCCTTTGTCTTGACTTGGCCCTGAACGGGAGAGGATAGCGCAGGGCGGTACATGGCGTCTGGATTGTCCGGTGTTTCAGACCCCTTGAACGCCATAATGGTGGTTTTCTTGCCCTCAAAGTCCTTGGCTATCTGTTCACCTAGCGCAACACCCATGCCATCAGCATCCCATGTGAAGTAGTCCGCCCTATGCTGGTTAGCCAGTCCTGTAGCCCATCTTGCCCCGTCATTTACGTTCAATTCAGTGTTTTCCTGAATATCCAGTATCACAGACCCATGGCGGAGAACATAGCTCTTGCTGTCCCCACCAAGGTCTGAGGCATCGTGTGAGGCTATGAGTGCGCCTCTCAGCTCAAATCCGAGCTTCTTGTGTGCGTCTATGCAGGCATCAAACCATTCAGGGTCTATCAGGCTATTTTCTATGCTGTCGTTGTATTCGCCTAACCAGATGTGGTCATAGTAAGCGCGGTGCAGGTTCTCATAGGCCCACTGACGTTCCTGCTCAAGCCCTGACTCATCAAACCATGGATTATCATCATAATTGATTTTGATGATTAAATGCAGATCGTCCTCATAGTAACCGTGTTTTGCTATCTCATCCTCATACGGGACAATGAAACGCTTGCTAAACGGGTCTTCTCGGCTCTGCGGATTTGCAATGAACATGAAGGAAACGCCATCAAAGTCCTCAGATTCTTCTTCTGTAACGCCGCCAAACTTAGCAGGCAAGCCGACCTTAGGCTTGTTACGTGCGGTCGGTGTTAAAGCGTCCAGCGAGTCCTGGCTGAGAAATTGCGCTTCTTCAATGGAATACCGGCTAAAACCGTGGGATGACTTGATAGAATCAACGTTCCGAGCGATACCGGCAAACTGGAATACATCCTCTTCGCCGCGCTTGATAGATGTTTTCTCTACCTCAAAGCCTGGAAAGTTAAGACGCTTGATCTCATCTTTCAGCAGGCTGTGGACTGAGTTTTTTATGCTCGATTGAAATTCTCGCAAGAAGTAAGTCTTCTTGCCGTTGTCCTTAGCGTCTATTAGGCAATCATCAGCGCCAAATACAGACTTTGTGCTGCCACGGCCACCAATCAGAACCAGGTAGCGCTTATCACAGCGTAAAGCCTTTTCCAGCTTCTCGGCTATGTACAGATCAGGCTTGCGGGTGGTTTTCTGCCAATCGCCTGACTCGTTACTAAGGGAATATAAATGGCCCTTGTCAGGGCTGACAATGCCGACTACCGTGGATTTAGACTTAAGGCGGCGCTCTTTTTCTTCGAGCAACGCTAACAGCTCACACTTATCAGCTGCTTGCATCCCTGATCGCCTTTAGCTTTTCTTCGATCTTCTTATCTAGCTCAGCATCTCCGAGCCTATCCGGAGTCATAGAACCGTCTGAACTTGTCAGATCGGTTTCCTGTTTGTCTTTCTGCTTAAGATACTGTTTGCCAAGCCATGTAAGCATCGTAGGGTTTCCAGATTCAGCCAGCTTCCACTGCTTGCGCCTTAGACTTGCTCTGCCGCCTTGCTTCTTTTCACCGATATAATCCGCAAAACTGCAATCTTTATCCTCTTTACAGCGCCTTTCCAGCGTATCATAAGAAATATCTAATACACTCGCTATTTCCTCACCAGTGCATTGAATCTGGCACATTGCGTCAACCTTTGACCAGTCGACTTCTATCTTAGGTCTTCCGCCTGCCATTATGCTGCCTCGCTTTTAGTCTTAAGCTCTTGGTATGTTTCGCCTGTTGATTCTAGTGTGGCTTGCTTTCCAGTAAAGTCTTGCCATCGATTTATGATTACATCGCAGTATTTCTCGTCTAGCTCCATTAGGCATGCGCTTCTATTTGTTTTTTCACAGGCAATTAATGTCGATCCTGATCCGCCAAAGCAATCATGTATCATGTCTCCGGACTTGCTGCTATTGATTAATGCCTTTTCTATTAGTTCGACCGGCTTTTGAGTTGGGTGCACATACTTCCCTGTTGCGCCACGACTCATGGCCCAAACATCAGACTCGCCTTTACCGCCATACCATTGTCCGCCACAATAAAATATAAACTCATGCTGCGGTCTATAATTTGAATTGCCTAGACCTATGCTCTTCTTATCCCAAACTATGCAAGCCTTAGGTGCAAGCCCAATATTCTCCAGCGCAATAAAGAACTCGGTGTATGTCCGCCATGTAAAGCATATATACGCTGCCGCACCATCTTTTGCTGACGCGGTTGAGTTTCCGACACTATCCGCCACCATCTGCAACAGTTCATCACCTTGCAGATCGTCACCTTTAATCATTCCGTGCGCTTTAATGAGAACCCCCCCCCCGTTTTCTTGTTTCTAGCGTGATCGCCTTGTGCGCGACCTCCACCATAACTCATACCATAAGGCGGATCAGTAAACACCATGTCCGCTTTCTGTCCGTTCATCAGCTTATCCACATCATCAATACTGGTGGAATCACCACACATCAGCCTGTGATTACCCAATATCCACACATCGCCGCGCTTACTGATGGGCTGTTCTGGTATCTCTGGAACTTCGTCCTCGTCGGTTAAGCCTTCTGTCTGCTCATCATCGTCCAGCAGGTCGGCAAGCTCATCATCGGTAAACCCAAGGAGATCAAGGTCAAAATCAAGCTCATCCAGTGCCTGAACCTCCACTGAGAGCATATCCTCATCCCAGCCAGCATTCAGGGCTATACGGTTGTCTGCGATTACATAGGCCTTCTTCTGCGCGTCTGTGAGGCCTTCTAGGACAATACACGGTATATCGGTCATGTTTAGCTTTTTAGCCGCCTGTACGCGGCCGTGGCCAGCTATAATGCCGCCTTCTTCGTCTATCAGTACTGGATTTGTAAAGCCGAACTCTTTAATGGATGCAGCGACCTGGTTGATCTGGTCGTCTGAGTGTGTGCGTGAGTTGTTTATGTATGGCATTAGATCGTTTGTGCTTCTAACCAAATATTCATATTTGCTTGGCCGACCTACTCTGCGCTTTTCTTCATCCATACTAAATATCCGTAGGGTCAATCATAGTTTTCTTATACACCATATCTTACTTAATGTCATTAGGTGCCCCACCTACCCGCTATCTAGTCGCAGAACCAGAGATTAATTTACGTGAGGCAGGGCATAATTCTTGCGCCCACAATGAACCACCATTATGGACTTGCCGTTTTGTCTAGTCTGGTGGCCAACCAGTTTTTTGCGGGACTAACCGCTGTTCAGTTGTATATAATTAGTGGCGATCTGCTGGCCGATAACGACATTCGCACGGACGTTTCCAGCTTCACGCCTTGCTATGTATTTAGCGCCCATAGCTGGCTGTATTAAGTGCGCTTGACGGGACTCGAACCCGCACGACCAATCGATTACACGCTCACCTTTGCTGGCTCTATGGTCTTAGATGAGTCAATAGTGTCTACCAATTCCACCACAAGCGCATAATTGGGCGGCTTCCAGTAGCCGACAGTTGTTTGACCACGATATAAGCAATTGCTAATGAAAACGTCAACTTAACCACTGGATGCCATTACCTATTTTAACACAAACTTCTGCTATTTGCCGAAATCCATCCAGCCTGTAACCGCGCCAACTGGCGGTATAATTCCGACGCCGTGCCAAACTTCGCACTTATACGGGGCTTCAAAATCACAGTCTGACAGCTTGATTACATTCTTGACCCAGCCGATAGCGCAAATCAGTACAACAATCAGTACAAACACAGCAATCATCTCAATTGACGCAAAACCTTTTTGCTTTTTCATTCACTCTCTCCTGTTAATCTCATCTTCTATATCATCTTTATCTAATACAATCTCTTGACCATCTATGCAGATAGATACGAATATCCTTGAATACGCGCGCAAGAGGTCATCCATAGACATCAACTCGCAAACCTTCTTGCTGTCAAGCTTGCCGGTGATTCTTATCTCTGTCTTTGGGCGGTAGTCTGCCAGGTTGACGACTTTAGTCATTGCTCTTGCCTGGCTCTGCTATTTCCTCATGCGGGTCGCGTTCTTCTACCTTTCCGCCTTGTACCAACTTAACCGCAACTAAGATGCAAGCTAATCCTGCTATGCCTAGTGCCAATGCTATTGTGTGTGGTTCCATAATCCTCTCCTATTCAACGCATGACCGGCCGTGCGGATTTGTGCAGCATGTTTTACCTTTGCATTCATTCGGTCTGTAGCAAAATGAAGGAATATGATACTGCTTTCCACTTGGTGAAGTATGAAGACGCTTAACAATCCTTGGATCCGCTGGATACGGCAGCACAGTGGCCTTAGCAGGATTTTTTCTTGTCTCAATTCTTGCCGCGACCATTGCTGATTTTTCATCATCAGCTTCTACACAGCCAGCGCCTCTGTCTTTAAATTCAACCCAATAACTACCCATTTCTTTCTCCTATTCCACCCGCTCAACAATAACACCACCCTCAACAGTGGTCGCTTTGAACTTCTTGCCCGCCTTTTTTCCATACTGGTAAGGGTACTGGTATGCCGCATCTTTGCAGGTCATGCCCTTGATAAACACAGTCTCACCTACTTTCATATCCTTGTAAGGGTATTTGCTGGTACTTTCTTGAGTGTGGCCGCAGTTAGGGCAGGTTGTTTGTACTAATGTCATGCTTAACCTTCTGCTTCTGCGCTGTTATCTGGATTTTCAGGTAAATTGCCTGTATCAACAAAGTGCTGAAGAACTGGTATTAATTCCGCGACTTGGTCTATTGATAGATGCATTCGAGTAGTTAGCAAAACATCGTCTGGAATCGGATAATCAACCCAGCCAGTCGTGTAGTTAGTGTCTACACCATGCTCTTTAGCCTTACTAGCAAGAATTTTCGGATCAGCATCATCAACACCAAGCCATATCGCATCTTCAGTTGCAAGTGAGCTTTTTTGTATACTGCAACGTGCGCCGTACATATCCACAAACTCACCTAGAGAAAACCCTCTATATGTCGTTTTGTTGTCAATCACTGCCTTCTCCCGTTGTTTTGTCTCTATGGTTTAATTATACAGCCATTGCCGGTTTTAACAAGGTTATATTGCTACCGTTCGTCGGTTAGCTTTAATCTTTTTTGCTCTCTTATTGCTTCCTCACCAGCTATTCTAGTGCCATCGAAATATTGGATATATGCTTGTGAGTTCTTTCCATGTCCACAACACGCATTCCTAACATTCCCCTGTAAAACACCTAAACAGCCGTCATGTCCTTCTTTTGTCGGCGGCTTATTGCATTTATTGCAGATACCAAACTGTCCGCTACCAGCATCTTCAGGCATGTAATTCATTTTCTTTTACCATTCAAAATATCAATGATTTTTTTCTTTGCTAACATAAATCCATTAATTTCATCTGCATTTGATTTTGTGCTTATCCCAATATTTATCACGGCATCAATCAACGCCGCATTATCTGCGTCTTGTTCTTTCCTTAGATCATCCATAGCAGCAGAATATCCGCGTATAAATTCTGGATGCGATCTTAAATCAGGCTTTCTAGTCATATCATTCATCCTGTAGCTTGTAAAAATATACCCCGCCTTCACGCCTCGTCTTTATGGTGAAGCCGTTGCGCCGTAGCTCTGACATGATCGAATTAACCGCGCAGACGTTAGCGGCCTTGATTATGTCCATTGTAGATCGCTCTGTTTTACAGCGTTTTAGGTACTTTAATACACGCTGTAGTCGTGGGCTGGTTTCCAGGTTGGCGTAGTTCATTCTGCCTCCAATTCTGGCATGTTGTGGCCGCGTTTCTGGTTACACTCAGGGCAGGCCAGCGCCATGTTGTTTTCGTTATCCAGTCCGCCCCTATGAAGTGGAATGATATGTTCAAGAGTAGACGTGTTTAATGTCAGCTTATTTCCGCACCAGTGACACGCTGTGGACTTTTTAAGCATTTTCTGTCTGATAGGCTTAGTGTTCCGTCTGCGCTTCTTGTATGGCTTTACATCTGGCGGCAAATAAGTCATTTCGATAGCCCGTTGAATTGTCACGTGCGTTTCAGCTTTTCGAGTTCCGGCAACATATGCTGAGCATTTCTTAGTGTTTGGGTAGTAGTTAACCAGTAACTTTCCTTTAAGTTGAATATGCCCATTGCCTCTATCAATCACTTCAATTTCAAGGCCAGAGCATTCCTCTCTTATTTTGTCTAATGTATTCATGCCTGCTCCTATTTCCTATGTAACTATTTTTACTTGTTGTTAACTCATAGTCAACATTTTTTGTCTCATCTTCAAATCCATGCAGCGTCCTACCTCTTTGCTGCATCATAATGCCTTGCGTATTCCTGCATATAGTTCTCAACTCTCATGTAATGTTCTACCCATACAGTGCGGACTATTCCAGTCGGGCCGTGGCGGTTCTTGCACACGCCGACCTCCATAACGCCCTTATCCTGACTGTCCTCGTTATAGGCTTCGTCCCTGTACAGCGTCATAATCACGTCCGCCTCTTTCTCAATCTCTGAGCTGTTTGCCAGATCGCCCATAGTCGGCTGCTTATCGGCTCGTTTTTCAACTTCACGGTTGACCTGTGCCAGCGCGATAACGGGAATATTCAAATCTCGTGCCAATTCTTTGAGTGACATCACCACATTTCCGACTTGCTCCCACTTAGCGATTCGCTGATCTGTCCACTTGATTCGCTGGATATAGTCGATGTACAAAGCCTTGATGTTGTGCTGGTGCTTCCACTTCCTGGCCTGCCGGATAACATCAACAATACTTATCCCTGATCTGTCGTTTATCCAGATGTTGTTATTCTGGTGGAACTTGGAAACGGTATTAGTCAGCTTCTGATAATCAAATTCTTCCAGCGTTCCAGCCCTCATGCGCTGAGCATTTACCCTGCCGTTTATCGCTATCAGCCTGATTCCTATCTGTTCGGCTGGCTGTTCTGCGCTGATTAGGCCGCACTGTTCGGTGTGTGCATCTATCAGGTTAAGTAAAAAGGCCGTCTTACCCATTGCAGGCCTTGCCCCGATAATATACAAATCAGAGTCATGGAAGCCGCCTAGCACCTCATCAAGTCGTGTGATACCAGTAGGGATGCCGATTGTGCCGTCTGTATCCGCCGCCTGCTGGATTATTTCAATAGCCCTACCCATCGCCTGCGATATTGAGTGTTCGTTGCTCTGTCGCGATCTGGATAGCTCCATGAGCAATTTAACTGCGTTATCAACCGTGGAATCTGTCTCGGTGTCGATGTTATTCAGTAAATCGGCGCATATTGCCTTTGCCTTGCTGCGCTTGCTTTCCTCTTTCAGCAGTTTTGCATAGGAGGCGATGTTGCTGGATGATACGCAATCCTTAGCAGCGCCACCGATCAATGGCAACCACTGAACATCAGGATGCGACTTGTACAGCTTGTCGGATACCGTTACAGCGTCAATGACCTGATTAGCGGCTATCATGTCCAGTATCGTGCTGAATATCAGCCGGTAGCTCTCGCATTTAAAATCGTCTGGCAGTAAATCGGTTTCGTCTATTCGTGACGGGTTCAGTACTAAGCCTCCGATCACCACATATTCGTAATCAATACTCACAGCATTTTCCTTTGTTTTGGTTTAGCTCCGTCACAGTCACGGCTAGCCCACGTTCTAACACAGGCCTCCCAGCTTTTAATTTTGTTACTACCCCTCATCCATCCAGATGTTTCATAATGGTCTACAAACTTCTGAGGGTCTATCGAGTACCCTTTATCTTCAATGTATTGCCTGACCTGATCGACTGATGGTGGGGTGAATTTTTTAGTATTTTTCTTATCTGTTTCTTTATTTGTATCTGTCTCTGACTCTGTATCTAGCACGTTACTTTTCCGTTTCTGTAACGTTTCAGTAACGTTACTATTATCTTTTTTCTTATTTTCCCGATGCTTACGAACCCTATCTGATGAGCTATCCGATTTATATTGCTTGTTTTCCCACCCAATTGGTTGCCAGTCTAAATGTATAAGCCCGACCTCGTTTAACCGTCTTTTTACCTCATCAAGCTCCCTCAATTGAACACCTAATTTAACGGCTATTTTGCGTTCTAGTAGATCATTGTTTTCGTCTAATATCCCCTGCTGCTTTAAGCATAGTAGCGCAATGAAATGCCACCTATCCTCGAAGGCCAACAGCCTTATTTTTTCGTTGTCCACCGTGTCTGTGTATAGCCTGAGCCAAGGTAATTTACTCATCATGCACCACCGTTAATCTTCTTAAATAGTTCTTTTTCCATGCGCGAAACTTGCTCTGGCGTTCGGCCATTGATAAGCAATGTAGCGCAATCGTTAATGATTCGCTGTTGTTCTATGGTATAATTGGATTTTTCTAGCAAAATAAACAGGTTGTTTATAGCTGTCTCGCGGATCGCGTCTATGTTCATAATATTTCCCTGAGCATTGATGTCTGAGCAAATTTAAAGATAGCCGGCAACCATGCTCAGGTAGTGGCTGTCCTCAGGGGATCAATCCTAAGTAAGCCGACTTATAGTTATTCTATATCCAGCTCGGCATCACGTCAAGCTGGCGCTGTTGTTTTACTTGCTATTAATCCACCATACCACAGCAACTATACCCATAAGCGACCAAGGCAGATTAAGGCCTGCTATCAGGATAAGGGCGATTAGGAATAGTAAATCAGTCATTGTTAGCCTCCTCAATCTTCTCCACCAGGATATTAACCGCGCCATTTAGCTTGAATATAATATCCTCGGCTGTCTGGCAGTTTTTGGCCTCTCTATCCAGCACAGCCATGCAAACTTGCTCTAGGCTGGGATAGTATGCGTTATCCCAATGAATCTTCTCTGCTCCGTTCTTATCGTGCCCTATGCGCTTTTCTTTGAGTATCCACTGGTACTTGTCGCTGGTTAGGCGGTATTTATTGGCTATTTCAATCATTGTTCTTCTCCTATGTGTGACTAGTAAGCCCGCTAAGCGTCCTGTCTCTGTCGGCTCTTTTGTATACAGTATGGCTCGCTCCGCACCACCGGCACTTTATTACCTTGTCGCCTTCAGGATATATTGGTGGCATGTAGTGCCAGTTATATTTATGTGAAATACGCATTATTGTTCTATAAAATAAACCTCTGAAAATCATCCATTCTCTCCTTCTGGCGCATTATCCAGTAATACCTGGATTTCTTGTTTGGTTAGTGGGGTGGCGTATTTAAAGTCTTCGCGTTGAGTCGTAAACGGATACGCAGTTTTAGACTCATACTTATCGACTACTTCGATATACTTCTTTCCTTCATTATTGTCACAGCACCAGCACAGCACCCCCGCCTTCAGGGATGTTATCGTACCATTTAGGGGGTGTGTAGATGCTCCATTCTTCTGGGAAATTAAACACAAAGTTCCTTGTTCTTCCCTGAAAATCAACCATTTCACCATCAGAGAGTTTAACAAACCCTCCATTTGGATGACTTATATGTTGCAGCTTCTCGCCATCAATCAGCGCCTGCCAGAATTCTTGTTTAGTTTTCATGTTATCTCCTCTATATCTTTTATGATTTGTGCGGGTATTATCTCTGAGTCCCTGTGAACGCAAACCCACTTATCTGCATCTACTCGCTCAAAAACAAACCTCTGGCCACGCCAAAAACGAGTAATACGCTCACCTATTAAGGTTGCCATCTCACTTCCCCCTGTTCATGTCAGCCCGCACCGCCTTGGCTGCTTTGGTTATCCGTTCCACCATATTTACAGTGGGGTTTACAGGTAGGCCACGCGCTATCACGCTAATATAGGCCCGCGTCACCTTTGCGCGTCTGGCCACCTCTGAATAATTGAGGCCGTCAAGCAGCTTTACCAGTTTGTCCATTGTCATTATTTACCCTCTTTTCGTTTATTGCCAGTTGACAGATAGTGTAAGATTATATACAATTATTGTCAACGGTTAATTAACAGGAGAAGACAGGTGATAGATCAAATATTGGAGCGTAGAGACACAGGCATCAGGTTTCCAGAGAAGAATCCAGCAGTTTGTGGCGAGTTGTCAAAGAGAGATAACGGGGCAACGCAATTCCAGCCGCCTAGCTTCGGGGTTCAGAAAGAGTATGAGCTGTTTTTACGGGTTGGCGTTAAGTTTGTTGCCAACTCCGCACAATACGAAGATAAAGAGCGTCACGCATTAAAGCAGATAAAATACGAGCTGTACAAGGAGATGATCAGTGATATTTATGAGGCATTGAATATTTGTGATGACATTGAAGCAAAGAAAATTCTTTGCAGAATGCTTGATAAGATAGGCATATAACAGGAGATAACAGAATGAAAATAGCACTATATAAATCACAGTACGGGGTATCCCACGTCATGAATATTGATGATGATGGTACTTGCTGGTGCGATGACAGCAGCGAGTATTATCGTATATCAGAAACCATTGACGTAGAGTTTCCAGAACTAGACCGACAAACGGTACTAGACAAGCAATTATCCGCCATTGATAAGCAGATTCAATCAGTACGCGCTGAATGCGAGGTTAAAATCGGGCGGCTTGATCGTCAGAAGCAAGAACTACTGGCGTTACCTGATGGGGGTGCAGAATGAAAGCAGTAAGAGCATATACGTGTGATAGCACAGCAGGAAGAAATACTATGGTTATAGTTTCAGACGATGGAAAGCATTACCCGTTTGACGATATAACCATAGATGAGCTTGAGTTCTTTAAGGGGACTGATCTTAGCGAATATGGCGCGTGGCCTGAAGAATATGCAGACAAGTGCACCAACATCCAGCCAGTAGAGCTACCAGATAAGGAGGAAGTATGAGCAACCAAGCAGAACAACTAGAACAGGAAGAAGGCCAGCAAATTAAGGCGAGAGCGCCATGGCAGAACGCGCTGGCCACTTCGCGGGATAAGTTCGAGGAGATAAACGCCCGTAATAAATTTGTTAATTACGATACTGAGGCCATGTTTGCACTACAGGCTATCACTAAAAATGACTACCTGATGAAGATTGCTAACAACAATCCGGCTTCATTGCGTAATGCGGTTATTAATATCGCGGCTATTGGCCTGAGTCTTAACCCTGCAACCAAGTACGCATATCTCGTGCCAAGGGACAATCAAGCCTGTCTTGATATTAGCTACATTGGATTAATCAAGCTGGCAACAGATACCGGCTCTATCATGTGGGCAAGGGCTGAGCTGGTGCATGAGAAGGACGTGTTTATATACCACGGCGCAACAGAGAAGCCGAAATTTAACGCCCCTGACCCGTTCGACCGTGGAGCGATTAAGGGTGTTTACTGTGTCGCCAAAACAAAGGAAGGCGATTATTTGTCAGGCATTATGTCAATTGATGAGATTAACGCCATTATGCAGCGATCTATGACTGGAAAGAACGGCAAAGGCCCATGGGCGACTGACTTCGGTGAAATGGCTAAAAAGACCATCATTAAACGTGAGTCCAAAACATGGCCTAAGACAGATAAGTCTGCAAGATTCGATGAAGCAATTGAGGTAATTAACCAGCATGACGGTATCGACTTCGACGTGCATCCGATTGCCAGGGCTATTGAAAAGCACAGAGATACGATTGACACGGTTGTTAATGCGCTTGCAGATGAACGGTACGAGGAAGCGGCTGAGGCTTATTTTGAGCTGACCCACGAAGAACAGATGTCAATCTGGATAGCCCCGACAAAGTGTGAAAAGCTCGGTATTGATCCACCGTTTACCACGGCTGAGCGCAAGTTCATCAAGGAGGAGTTAGGCAGATACCATCCTGAAAGATTAGTTAGCTGTGATGACGAAGCAGAATAAATGGCCCCGCGAAGGCAAGGAGGCCACCGAACGGCAGAAGAAATGGAGAGATCAGAAACGTGCTGATGGCTGGGTGCATTTATCCACATGGGTAAAGATAGAGCGCAAGGCCGAGGCTAAGCGGTATATTAAATACTTAAACGAGCAATAATTATGGCATGAGGCGGGCGGGTTTCTTGATAGTGTCCCCGCTGATTGCCACCAATTAATAGGCAGTGATATGGATAAAAAAGAGTTTATGGAAATATTCATGGAAGGCATTGAGCAGCTTGAGGACGAGGCTAGAGCAAAGCGAAGGCATGTGCTTAAATTAAAAAATGAATGGCTAAAAATGAGCGGCTGGGATATTCAATGTGAGCGCATAGGCCCTACTGACACGTATTTTTACAGAAAAAACGACCAGATGCTTATATGTGAGGACGAGGCTATAGATACTGAGATTCACGAGTTTAGCAGACAGCAAAAGGACAGCCAATGACCAAAGAAGCATCAGAAAAGATCAGAGAACACATAGCGGCCTATCCTGTAGGTCATAAATTCACAGTAGACCAGGTGCGGCGTGAACTTCGGCTACCCACCATGCAGAGCAAGCATTACATTCTCGCGGCTATGGTCGATAAAGGGCTAATACGCAAGATCACGAAGGCTGACAAGGGCAGGGTTAAGCAGGGGCTATATGAGAAAATATGTGAGTTTGAGGCGCATGAGACATTTAAGCAGGCCAATAAAGTAACCGATGACAGCATATGTCCGAAGGAAAAGAACGCCTTTATATTTGGTGGTTGTGCTGAGCGTATTGTGGCTAATTTGCATGTAACGAGGTGTTTTGTATGAGCAAAGACAAATATGAAGATTACAGGTTCAGCAAATACTGTCCCACTTGTGGCCAGTTGTTTTATAAGGAGGCGTTTGAGGCCGCAAAGGCGTTTATAGATGTACATGCCGGAGACCCTGACATTACATCTGAGATGGTTGATAAATATGCCAAATATCAGGAAGCACTCAAAAAGCTGGAAAACCTTAACAGGTGACTAATGGATAAATACATAAAAACAGAGGCAGACAGGGAGGCACTGATAAAGACTATCAACACCTTGCCGCTCGGATTTACTGCCAGCATGACAAAAGAGCGTAAGCGCACCGGAAAGCAGAACAAGTCCGAGCATAAGTATTTCGAGCTACTGGCTAAAGCCCTGAATGAGTCAGGCCAGGATATGCGCCACGTTCTGAAAGAGTCCGTTGACATTAGCTGGACAAAGGAATCAGTCAAAGAATATATGTTCAGGCCGATAGCCAAGGCCATGTATGACGTAGATTCAACCGCTGATCTTACCACTGTGCAGACAATGGAGGTCTACGAAACGCTGAACCGGCACACAGGGCAGAAGCTCGGGG